ATATTGGTAAATCGGATAACCCACCTAAAAGGTATATTGAACATATAAGAAAACACAAACATACTATTACAAAAAAAAATAATTGGATTAAAAAATTAATTTCGATAGATAAAAAACCAATTTTAGAAATATTAGATGTTATTCCGTTTTCAGAATGGTCATTTTGGGAAAAATATTGGATTGGGTTATTTAAATCGTGGGGATTTAATTTATATAATTTAACTAACGGTGGTGATGGGGGTAATTATGGCCCTGAATCAAATAGAAAAATATCCGAGAAATTAAAAAATAGAAAATTTTCTGATGAAACTATTAAATTGATGTCGGAATCGGCGAAAAAAAGAAAATTAACAGAAGAAGGTAGAAAAAAACTATCTAAAAGTAGAACAGGGGGTAAAAATCCTATGTTTGGTAAAAAACAATCATTATTTTGTGTTGAGTCTAAATATAAACCAGTTATTCAACTTACAATAGATGGTGAATTTGTTGCTGAATGGAAGTCATTAAAAGAAGTATCTGAATATTTATTAATTAACCGAAACACAATTAGGATGGTTTGTAATAACCAAAGACGAAGTGCGGGAGGATATAAATGGAAATTTAAATAGATAATGAAAGTCAATATAACAAATGAATTAGATAAAAAAATGATCCTTGTCGAATATGACGCTGGATATATTGATCCAAACGAAAGAAGAAACTTGTCTATGATTAGAGAAAATCGAGATATGTTGGATCACTCCAAACCATTTGAGTTCTATGCGGTTCTTCAAAAATATAATACACCAAATAGAAACGGAAGAATATATCCTGAAAAGATATTAAAAAGAGAAGCCGAGAATTATAAAAAAATGATTCAAAAGGGAACGGCTCTTTCTGAGTTAAATCACCCTGAATCTTCACTTATAGATCTTGATCGTGTATCACATGCAATTACTGATATATGGTGGGAAGGTCCTGTATTGTTAGGTAAATTAAAACTTCTTACAAGTCCTGGTTTTCACGAAAGAGGGATTGTATCAACAAAAGGTGACTTAGCAGCAAACTATCTTCGTCAGGGTGTTACATTGGGGATTTCTTCTCGTGGAGTAGGTTCCCTTAAAAAAGTTGGTGAACAAAATGAAGTTCAGGATGATTTTGAATTAATTTGTTTCGATTTAGTTTCATCACCATCAACACCAGGGGCATATCTTTTTAGAGATAAAGATGAAAGATCTCGGTTTGAAGAAAACTTAGATGAAGAGAAAAAAATGCACGCAGAAAGACATGTTGGTGAAGCTGGATCAAAATCACTTGACTTAATGAATAGATTATCCGATTATTTGAATAAATAAAAAAAAATAATTATGGACGAAAAGTATTTTATTGCGAGAATCACAACTGATATTGTTGATGAGAACACCGGAAAGGTAAAGAAAATGAAAGAAGAAAAATTGGTCAGAGGATATTCACCGACTGATGTTGAGGCTAAAGTTACAAAGGTATATGAAAATTATACTATGGATTGGCGAATTACCGCTATTGTTGAATCAAAAATTGATGAGGTAATCGAAGGGTAAACTCAAGAAAATTTTAATTAAAAAGGGAAAAGGAAAAAAATCTTTTTCCCTTTTTTTATGCCCAATCGTGTAAAATACAGAACTTTTTGAAAAATGTGAATATTTATTAGAAAAACTATTTAAAAAAAAATGAGTTACAACAAAAATGTAGTAGAAGATGCTCTATTTCAAATTAAGAATTTGGAAGAGACTCTACAAGAAAATGCAAAAGGAATACTTCAGTCTACAATGAGTGAAGAAATCAGACAATTGGTAAAAGAATCTTTGAAAGAACAAGATGAGATTGAACAACCCGCAACCGATGACGAAATCGAAGTCGATGATGAAATGGACATGGGTCCTGAAGAAATGGACGATGAGGACATGGAAATGGAACCTGAAGATGACATGGAAATGGATGATGAAGACATGGAAATGGATGATGAAGACATGGAAATGGAGCCTGAGGATGATATGGAAATGGACGATGAAGAAGACGCTATCGATATGACAGATGCTTCCGATGAAGAAGTTTTAAGGGTTTTTAAAGCTATGGGAGACGACGATGGAATCGTTGTGAAAAAAGAAGGTGATTACATCCATCTTACAGATGAAGATGATGATTACATGATACAACTAGGAGAGTCCTATAATGAATTAGATGAAGAAGACATGGAAAATATGTATGAAATCGAAATGGATGATGAAACTAACGAAATGATGGATTCTGACGAAACAATTTATGAAATTGAAATGAGTGGTATGGGTTCTGAAATGGACGAAATGGATGACGAAATGATGGAATCTGATGATTACATGATGGAAACGGATGATTACATGATGGAAACGGATGATTACATGATGGAAACGGATGATGAAATGATGGAAATGGATGATTATATGATGGAATCTAAAAGGTCCAAAAAGTTCAAAAAATCTGTAACTCCAAAAGGTGTAGGAATCGGTAGAGGACCTAAGTTTGGATACGATAAAAAACCAAATATGAGTGGAGGTTTTTCTGAGAAGAAAAAAGAAGCTTTTGGTAAAGGTATCAAAGCAATGGGAACAGGAAAGGCGAAATTTGAATATAAAGAAGGTGAAAACATGAAAAAAGGAAAAAACACCACTGTGAAGAAAATGGAAACAAAAGAAGCTTCAAGAACACTAGGTAGTGGTTCTAATTTCAGAAGAGGTGGTCTTCCTAAACCAAGAGCACATTCTAGTTTTAACACGGCAATCAATGAAGAATTAGAATTGATGAAAGAAAAAAACAACGAATATAAAAAAGCACTTGATGTTTTCAGAACAAAACTTAACGAAGTTGCGATCTTCAATTCAAATTTGGCTTACGCCACACGTTTGTTTACTGAACACTCAACCACAAAACAAGAAAAAATAAATATCTTAAGAAGATTTGACAACGTTGATACGTTGAAAGAATCTAAAAACTTGTATAGAACCATTAAATCAGAATTAGGTTCAGGTTCTACACATGAAACTAAACTAAATGAATCAGTTGATAGAAAAATTAGCAGAACTGTTGAGTCTGGATCTTCTGTCAATTTGATCGAATCAAAAACTTATGAGAATCCTCAATTCTTGAGAATGAAGGATTTGATGACAAAGTTAAAATAAACATAAACTAAAATAATAAAACCTTAAAAAAAATGGGAGCATTATTAGAATCAGGTCTTGTTGGTAACATCGGTCTTAAGCACCTTAAAGTTATCAAAGAAGACACAATTAACAAATGGGACAAATTAGGCTTTCTTGACGGTCTAAGAGGTCACCTTAAAGAAAACGTAGCTCAATTGTATGAGAACCAAGCATCTTTCTTGATTAACGAAGCATCTTCAGATGGAACTTCTAACGGAGCATTTGAAACAGTTGTTTTCCCAATCGTAAGACGTGTATTCTCTAAATTATTGGCTAATGACATCGTATCAGTGCAAGCTATGAACTTACCAATCGGTAAATTGTTCTACTTTGTGCCTAAAATCCAAGGATATGAAAACGCAAGTTCAACATTTGCAAACTTGTATCCTAACTCTACACCTGACAATAACGGAAATGCAGGTGGTGAGCACTTTGCACCTGTAGGGGCACCAAACGGACCAACTAACCCTAACGTAGGTTATGACGCAACTGCTGGTGGTTATCCTTACGCTAAAAACCTTTATGACTTGTTCTACGAAGGAAATGAAGCGTCTTTAGATCCTCCAGGATTATTTGACTACTCTAAAGGTAAGTGGACTGCAGTAACTGCAAACACCGTTGTTCAGCATTGGGTAGGTGGATACTTAGTAGATACTTCACTTAACTCTTACTCAGGAAACACAAGAAAAGTTATCATGAAACTTTGTGGTTTTGCTAACTCAGGAGCTGGAAAACTTATCGGACCTGATGGTAACGAAATGGATACAGAAGCTTTCTTGTCTGACTTAAGAATCTACGGAACTTCAGTTATTTCTGCAGATACTACACCTTGTAACGTTCTTAGGGGAACTTTCAACGGACAGTCTGTATTTGTTCCTCTATTATTTAGAGTTGTAACACAAATCTACGGTAAAGGAATTGTTAAGTATGGTAACAACCAAAACACACAATTTAGAAATGCGGGTGATAACCCTGGTTCACCAGCTTACAACCCACCAACAGGAAACGGATCAAACTATTATGATATTTGTGATGCTGATGGTTGTATTTATCTTGAAGTAGACCTTTCTTGTCCTGTATGTGCTGATTGTGATTCTACATCACTTGACGGTTACACAGGAACAACTATCTATTCAGGAACTTCTGGAACTTCATTCATGGCTTGGTATAGAAGATATGCTGACTTAGAATTTGAAGATCAAATTGGTGAGGTTTCTTTTGATTTACAGTCAGTAACTGTATCTGTAACTGAAAGAAAACTAAGAGCTCAATGGTCACCTGAATTGGCTCAAGACGTTGCGGCATTCCACAACATCGACGCTGAAGCTGAATTGACAGCATTGTTGTCAGAACAAATAGCGGCTGAGATCGACCGTGAAATTCTACGTGACTTGAGAAAAGGAGCGGCTTGGCAATTACGTTGGGACTACAACGGATGGAGAAGAATTTCTCAAACAACATCTTACACTCAGAAAGACTGGAACCAAACTTTGATCACAGCAATCAACCAATTGTCAGCACAAATCCACAAATCTACTTTGAGAGGTGGAGCTAACTGGATTGTTGTATCTTCTGAGGTTTCTGCTATCTTTGACGATTTAGAATACTTCCACGTATCTAACGCGGCTCCTGAGCAAGACCAATACAACATGGGTATCGAAAGAGTTGGAACTCTATCTGGTCGTTACCAAGTTTATCGTGATCCTTACTTCCCACCAAACCAAGTTTTGATTGGGCACAAAGGAACTTCATTGTTAGACACAGGTTACATTTACGCACCGTATGTTCCTCTACAATTGACACCTACAATGTATAACCCATTCAACTTCACGCCTATCAAAGGTATTATGACAAGATACGCGAAGAAGATGGTAAATAATCGCTTTTACGGAAGAATTAACGTGGATGGTGTTAGATCATTCGATTTAAGAGAATTGAGATA